CAGCCCATTCGACTCGCTTGCTGCTCTCGCTCAGGCAGGCGTGCAACAGGCGGTTCTGTGCGTCTGAGCGCTTCTCAGGGCGCACTTCCAGCACCAGGCGGTGGCCTGCTATCAGCATGGGCTTGATGTACTCCCATGCCTTTTTCAGCGATTGATAAGCGCTGACCGGCTCCCACAGGGCCAGGGTGATTCGTTCAGCCATGCGCCCTCCACTTGCACCCGTTGCAACGCTGGTCTGCCTTGCCTAAATCCGTGTGCGTGAAATTGCAGTCCTTCGCCATCACGAAAGGCACTTCGCGCATTACCGGATGGCGAGAAGGCCCGGACTCCGCCCATCCGTCCTGCATACGGATCGTTTCTGCGTAGGGCTTGCGGTTGTGGCAGGCGTAGGGGCTAGCCATTCGTCACCTCGGCGAGCTTTTGCTTGTAGTGCAGCGCCTTGCCCGCGTCGTCAGATCCTGCTTTCTTCCCGGCGCGCATCGCGTACTTCACAATGTTGCCTTTGAGATACCCAATGAACTCTTCTGGAGTCAGCACGGCCTCCATGACTTCCCATGGCTGCATGGGCATGTCCTTGTAGTGCGATCCGCTCACCTGTCGGTCGTCGGCAGTGATTTCCGGGAAAACTTGATTCAATGCGTCCTCCAGTCTTTTGGTGCGCTCGAGAAGATCAAAGCCATACGCCCTCCTCTCCGGTATTTCCTCGGGCCATCTGCTCGTTCAGATCAGCGCGCAATGCCGCTGCCCGGCCAGCTACGCGCTTGTCGGCAAGGTAGTCGCGCACCCAGGCCTTTCCCTTGTTCACGGAAAAGCGCAGAAGCGTGCGCACTTCGCAGCGGTGGCGGTGGGTTTCGGTGTCCATTAAAAATCCTCCCCATCTCGGATCGCGTACTGCGGCTCGCTTTGGTAGCTGACGTAAGAAACAGGTGTGCGGCGCGGGCTGGTGGCGAACTGCTGCGCACCCTTGCAAAACCAAAGCGGCTGCGAGTAGTGCTGTGCTTCGCCGTTGCGTTGCTTCTGTAGCTCTAGGCGGGCGTCTGGCTTGTCCGGGTCAATGTCTGGGTCGTTTTCATCCTTGCGGGCGCTCCAGACGGTGAAAACGTTGTCGGCGCCGTCCGTGATCTTGGAACTCCCCGCTACGTCCAACTTCCCAGGCCCGCGCGATTCGTCCTGTCCCTTGCGTGGGTGGGCGACAAGGTGGAGGTGGCAACCATTGCGGCGGGCGAAGTCGCAAATCTTGCGAATCGCCTCTTTTTGCGCAGTCATGGCCCCCGCTCCGTCCTCGGGTACATCCGTCATCATCAAGCTGTCAATGACGAAGTGGCGCATTCCGTAGCGCTTATTCGCGTACAGGAACACGGTCAGCAGGCGGTCAATGCCAGCGCTGCCAACCACATTGAAGAACCACAGCTTGTCGGTAATCCATGCGCCTACCGAGTCGATATAGCCCATCGTCGGGCGGTCTAGCCCTGTGGCTTGTTTCATGATTCGCTTGAGCTGGCGCTCGGGTGTCATTTCTCCGCTGAACACCGTAACCCGCTCTCCCTGCGCCATCAGTCCTAGCAACACTTGCGAGAGCATCAGGCTCTTGCCGTGTCCGTTGTACCCGGTCCAAACTGATACTTCGCCATCGCGGAAATTGAACCAGTCAAGATTGCGGTCAAGGCGTAGAACCGGGTCCGTTTCTTCCCCGTGCGCCGGGTAGAACATCGCCTTCACGCGCGTTACAAAGTCGCTGGCTTGCCGCAGTTCCTCGGGGTCTTGCGGCTTCGAGTTGCGGATGCACTCGTCAAACTCTGGCCCTTCAGCCCCGGCCTGCAGGTACTCGTTTGCATCCTTTGCCGGAATCTTCACGATCTTGCAGCGGTCCGCGCCGATGCGCTTTGCCAATTCCTGCGCGCCCTTTTGGCCGGCTTCGTCCGAGTCGAGGAAAAGCAGAATCTCGCTGAATCGGTCTAGCCTGTCCCAGTCGTTTTCGAGCCATTGGTGGTTTCCGGCCCCTGCGTTCACCGACAGCGCCGGTATGCCGCACTGGTGCAGGCTCATGGCGTCAATCTCTCCCTCGGTGATGGCGACGGTGCGGCACTTTGGGTCTATCAGGTGCCATCCGAACAGGCATGGTTCTGCACCGCCCTCTTGGCGCATGTCCTTTTTCTCCGCCACGTTGCGGTACTTGACATTGACCAGCACGCCGTCGCGCAGGTACGGGAAAACCGCGTAGGTCTTGCCGCCATGAATCTGCTCGGCAATCTTGAAATCTGCCAGCGTCTTATCGGTCAGGCCCCGGCCCTTAAGCCACTCCACCACGCCAGCCTTGGGCGCTTGGCATTGCGGCTTGCTTGGGCGCTTGTACGCCTTGGTTTCGCGCTCTGGCATCGTGTCCCGGATGCCAAGGTACTGCTTCGCTTCGGCCATCGCCTGCGATACCGACAGGCCGCGTGTAGCTGCCCACAGATCCAAAAGGTCACCTGATTCGCCGGATGCGAAGTCGGCCCATACGCCAGCCTTGGCGCCGGACAAGCGCACCGACAAGGATTTTCCTTCGTCGCCGCTGGTGCTTCCTGCTTTCCACTCGCCGGACTGGCGCTTGCCAGCAGGGAGCAGGAATTGCGCAATCGCAGCGGCATCGGATGCCATGCGCTGGCTGAGTTCGGACGCATTCACGCTGCCACCTCGATTCGTTTGCCATCGTGGAAGTTTTGCGCCGTGTCGTGCCAGCACTGCGCAGCGATGGCGCTCCACACGCTGTCGAACCCGGCGTCACGCCACCAGGCGGCGGCCTTGTGCAGGGCGGCGTACTCGTCGCTGCCGCGCTTCGGCCCGGTTGCCGAACCGGCTGCGCCGTCTTCCCAGCGGCGGTTGTTGAGGTACACCACGGGGGCTTCGATGAACCCGTCGCGCCATTTCTGAGAGGCCTTCTTTGCCGTCACGTCTGCGACGATGGCACCGCCCACAGCGTCCAACCCGTCACGCTTCCACTTTTCCGAGCACTTGGCCTTGTCCTGCTTTCGCTCGTTCTGCGGCCAGCATGTCCAAAAAGCATCAAACCCCGTCGCGTCATCGACGCGTGGATCATCATTCCCTTCCTTTCCCTTCCCTTCCCTTCCTCCCTGTGCGTCAACATCTAGATTTGCACCGGTGCCGACGCGTGCTTGACGCGTGCCGACGCGTGACTTACGCGTGACGTTCGCGACAGGCTCAGGCAGCTGTGATGCACTCTCGCGTGGGTTGATGTGCTGGTGTGCAGCGAAGGCCGGAATCACCGCATAGCCTTCGCCGTACAGCGTGACCAGGCCGCGGTCGATGATCTCTTGGCACAGGGCCTTGATGTCGCAATCGTCTGCTGGCAAGTAGCGCAGCTTGAACGTGATTGGCTTCCAGACTAGCCGGCCTTCCTTGTCCGCCTCGCACCACAGTGCGATGTAGAGCAGGCGGGCGAGTGGCGACAGGGACACAATGTCCTCGCTGGTGAAAAACTCTGGCTTGATCGTGCGAATGCGTGCCACTGTGGGCCTCCTATTGGTGCTTCAGGCGAAACACGCGAAAAACAAAAGTGACCATCCACGCGGGCACCAAGCCCCAGCAATAGGCCGTCATCACCGACCGCTTGATGGCGGCCCGCATCAGTGCCCCGCTTCCCAAGCCGCAAACTTCGCCGCGTGCCGGGCCAGGGTCTGCGCCTTCATTTCTTCCAGGTGCCTGCGCGCGCCTTCTCGGTCGCCAAGCGCAAGGGAAATCTCGGCTTCCACGCCGGCCAGCCTTGCGGCCAGCTCGCGGCGCTTGTCCACGAGTTGCGCGAGTTCGGTCGGTGTCATATCCCCCCCTTCGCAATAGCCCGGCGCCGCTCGGTATTGGCGCGGCCTACTTCGCGGTTTTCCAGCGTGATTGGGTACATGCGGGGCTTACCGAAGATGGCTTGCGTGGTTGTGTCAAACACTTCGCCGCGCACGTAGCGCTTGGTTGGTTTTGTGGGCGCTGGAGTGGCCTTTGGGCGGGGAGTTGGGAAGGTCATTCGGCCTCCGCAGCAAATGCTTTGTTGCACTGCTCCAGCAAAAACTGCGGGTCAACGCCGATGCACGCGCAATAGGAT